GGGGCAGGGAGGATATGGATTCAGCCAGGACCCGGACGCACGCGAACACCGCGCCATAGGTCAGCGCGGAATCTGGCGACACGGAGACGCCGGCGGCGGTGCGCGCAGCCATGCCGCTCAGGATCGAGTCCAGGATTGCGCTCTCGCTGCGCCTGGCCGGAGCCGGCGGCGCAGTTCGCTCCAGGAGTCGCACCAAAATTCCGCTCATGGGTTACCCCTGCGCGATCGCGCATCGACGGTTGCGCCCACGACGCCTATGCCAACCAGGCCGGCGCCGAACACGATCAGGCCTGCTGGCGGGTAGATCAGGCCCGCCCCGATGGCAATAGCCAGAACGCCGACAACGACGAGTAAATCCCAACGGTTCATAGCGTCCGAATCCCCCGCTGGTCATAGACGCTGGCCAGCGCAGCCCGCCCCTTCACGGCGCGGTCAAGCGCCATGACGCTGGCCACCACGCCGTCGATCTTCTCCCGCGACTTCGCCTTGTTCGGCTTCACGTTGCCGGCGGCGTCCTGGTCGACCACGATGTTGTCGGCCATCCACCGCAGCACCGGGTTCCCCCCGTGGTGGATCTGCCGGCTCATCACCAGCCGCAGCAGGTCCTTCGTCGGCTGGCTCATGCTGACGAAGCCCTGGCCGAATCCGATCATGGTCAGGCCCAGCCCGGTCAGCTGGTTTGACACCTGGAACGCGCCCCACCGGTCGAACGCAATCTCGCGGATGTCGTACCGCTGGGCGTCCGCCTCAATGTCGCGGACGATGCGGTCGAAGTCGATGACGTTGCCCGGCGTGGCGGTGATCAGGCCGTCGCGTACCCAGGCGTCGTAGGGCACGCGGTCCTTCAGGCCGCGCTGCACGATGTTCTCCGCCGGCACCCAGAACCGCAGGCGGAACGTGTAGTGCTCCGTCTCCCCCGGCTCGCTGGGGAAGCACAGGGCGAACGCGGCGATGTCGCTGCTGCTGGCCAGGTCGAGGCCGCCATAGCACTTGGCCCCGGCCAAGAGCCGGTCATCCACCGGCCCCCCGCAGGCGTCCCAGGCGTTCAGGTCGAGCCACTTGGTTTCCTGCTGGGTCCACTGGTTGAGGTGCAGCCGGCGGAAGGAGTTCTGGTAGGCCGGGACCTGCTCCGCCCGCTTGCTCTCCGCCTGGAGGTAGTCCAGCTTGACCGTGGCGCCCAGGCTGGGGTTGGCCTTTGCCCACACGGCCGGATCGCGCCAGTCGTCCTTGTCGCCGGCGGCGTACATGGCCACGAACCACTCCGGGTCATCGATGATCCCGTCGCTCACCTTGCGGGCGTACTCGTGCTGCTCCCAGCACACGCTCTCCCGGTCATATCCGGCCGTCGTGATCATCACGATCATGGGCTGGCGCCGGGCGCCGGTCGAAGTCACCAGCACGTCGAACAACTCGCGGGTGGGCTGGGCGTGCAGCTCATCGATCACCACGCCGTGAGCATTCAGGCCGTGCTTTGTGAAGGCGTCCGCGCTGAGCACGCGGTAGAAGCTCCGCGACTCCTCGACCACGATGCTGCCCTTGTAGATCTGGGCGCGCTGGGCCAGGTGCGGGCTGTCCTCCGTCATGTTCTTCGCTTCGTTGAACACGATGGAAGCCTGGTCCCGGTCCGCCGCGGCGGAGTACACCTCCGCGCCTGGTTCGCCGTCGGCGAACAGCAGCAGCAGCGCGATCCCGGCCGCGAGGGTGGACTTGCCGTTCTTGCGCGGGATTTCGATGTAGGCCTTGCGGTAGCGCCGCGTGCCGTCGGCGCGCTTCCAGCCGAAGAGCGGACGGATCACCTCCTCAGCCTGCCAGGGCAGCAGGCGGAACGGCTGGCCGGCCCATTCCCCCTTCGAGTGGTGCAGCAGCCGCTCGAAGAAGTTGACGGCCACGGTGGCTGCCTTCTCGTCGAAGGTGTACTCAGCCATCGGTCACTCCCTGGAACAGCAGCTCCGCCAGGCTGAGCTGCTTCTCGCGCGGCTCCGCGTGCACCCGCGTGCGGGCCGCCGGCGTCATCCCGAGCTCGCAGGCAAACCGGTGCATCTGCTCCAGCGCCTTGTTGGCGATCTGCAGGTGCACGGACTGCACGGGGTACCCGTTGGGCGTCTGCGTGGTCAGGCCGCCGTCGGCGAGGGCGCGCTCAGCCTCCACCCAGCGGCCATAGGCCTGGCAGTAGGCGGCGAGGACGGCGCGGTCGATCTGCGTGACGACGCCGGCGTCGACCAGCGCGTGCACCACGCGGTGCCACTCCGTGCGGGCCGCGTGCGACAGGTGGCGCGGGCAGGTGGGCGCCGCCGCCGCAAACTGCGGCTCCGCCTCGTTCAGCGGCCGCTTGCCGGGGTTGCCGGCCAGGCGCTTGAGCGCGGTGGGTTTCGGGGCTGGGCCGCTCACGCCAACCCCCCTATCCGCAACCCGCGCATGCAGAAACGCGACGCGGCGCGCGGTCTCTGGCCAAAGTCGCCAGAGATTGCGATAGCCCTATCCCCCACGCCCGACCTCCGCCGCAGTTTTGCGGCTGTGACAGGCGTGACAGAGGGCCTGTAGGTTGCTTTCGTCGTCCGATCCTCCATCACGTCGGCGCGTGATGTGATCGACATCGGTGGCAGCCACAGGCCGGCCGCCATGCAAGCCGAACGGATCGGCGCACAGGGGATGCGCGGCAAGGAACATGGTGCGTAGGCGCCGCCACCTCGCGCCGTAGCCACGCTGGTGGGACGTGCCGCGCTCGAAGTCCTCAGCCTGTCGGCGCTGTCGCTCGTGCTGGGGACAGTAGGCAGCGCCAGACACAAGGGCTGGGCAGCCTGGTTGGCGGCAGGGGTGGGGGGCAGCACGGGGCATTTCATGCCCACCCCATCTCGGAGCGCATGCCGGGGAGGTACCCGTCCACCTGGTACCCGGCCCAGTTGGAGTTGTTGCCCGACTGGAACAGGGCGCCCCCCATGAATGGGCTGGGGTAGGTGCGCCCGTTGACCACGATGGACTGGGCCTGGAGGGCGCGCCACGCGGCGCAGTAGGCCGCGTGCTGGGCGACGGTGCGGTGGTGGGCCGGCGCCCCGCCGACTCCGCCCTCGTCCTCGCCCATCTCGTCTGAAATGATCTTCGGCCGGCCCAGATCGTCCCGCGCCGTCGGGTCGAATCCGCAGGCCCAGAACAAAAAGCGCCAGCGGGTCTCAAACCAGTCGGTATCCGCAATCGCGGCCGGAATGCCGCGGGCGTCGCGGCTCACGCCAACCGTCGCCACATGGCTGTCGCGGCCAACCACCACCTCCAGGCGGTCGAGCCTGGCCAGGTCGGGCGATTCGGCCGGAATGGTGGCAGTGGCCAGCGCCCGCGCCCCGATCAGGCGCTCCATGCGCGGGCTGTACAGGTGCATGTTCAGGTAGCAGCGCGGGTTGCGGTTGAACATTGGCGCCATGCGCCGCGCCACGATGTCGCACAGGGCTGGGTTGAGGAAGTCCAGCGTCCCCATGCTCCAGCCGCCCAACCCGACCCGGCGCCCCTCATCGAGCAACATCTGGGCCGCGCCCAGCTCCACGTCGAGGCGATGGTTCAGGGCCTCCGGCGTGTCGTAGTTGAACCCGGCGTCCTGCTCGTTCAGCAGGGTCAGGATCAGGCCCCAGGGCGGGTTGCCGAACCGCGCATGGGCGGCCAGCTGGGCGGCGTCCATGTGCCAGCCCACGAAGTGGCGGTTCATCACCACCGCGCCCGTCCGCTGGGCCAACTGGGCGGCCACCTCCACGTTGTCCAGGACCTGCCAGAACCGGCACCCCTGATCGGCGTAGCCCGCCTGAATGTGATGGTTGGCGATCGCGTTGACCCCGATCCTGATCGCCCAGTTGGTCGGGACCGGCGTGGGCGGCGGCTGCACCACCGGGGGCTGCACGACTGGCGGGTCCGTGCTGGGAGTGTCAAGCACGCGGAACTCCACCACGGTGGGGATGTCCGGCGCTGGGTAGTAGGTGGCGATGAAGTCCCGGTAGCCCTGCTGTTGGGCGGCCGGAATGCCCCAGAAGATCAGCTTCCGCAGGGTCAGCCCGTTGATCGGCAAACAGGCGTCGTCAACCGAGAACATGATCGACTGCCTGAGCGGGTAGGCTTCCGTCGCCACGCGCTGGAGTTGCGCGATGGACGCGCCCTGGGGGACCACATGCACCACGCGGTCATACGGCGCCCGGACGTGGTACTCGGTCATGGCCGGCCTCCAAACAGGTGCGCGCGACTGGCGCGCACGGCCTGGGCCAGCTGCTCCATGCGGCCCGTTCGTTCGGCGGCCTGGTACAGGTGGAGGGCGTAGGATGGCACGGTCTGCCCGTGGATCGCGCCGGCGGCAATCCCGGCGTCCTGGGCCAGCACCTCCAGCTCCTCCAGGCTGTAGGCCGTCCGCAGGGCCTCGTACACGTCATCGATGGCCGGCTCCGCGGCGTCGTTGTACAGGCGGGGGCGGGGGACTGGCACGCCGCCCAGGTCGACCACCTGCCTGGACAGGGCGCGCACCCAGGCGGTGAGTTCGTCGTTCTCCCGCCTGACCTGGGCGACGTCCCGGCGCATGGCGGCCATTTGGCCGCGCAGATCGGCGATTTCGGCCTGGAGCCTCTCCCCCTGTGCAGCGGACATGGCCAGGGCGCGCTCTGCGTTCGCATTGGGCCAGAAGATCGAGCGGACTGCCAATAGGGACAGGACTCCGAAGAACGCCAGAAGCCCGACGCGCCATACCAGATCGATGATGTCAGCCACAGTCACCGCCGCGAGGGCGACCCACGATCCCATTTGCCGCGAGAATGGCCGCCAGCGCGAGGGCGGCGGCCTCAAACCAGCCATTCGGGAGGGTGATCCCAGCCACATAGAGGCCCTGCACGAGAGCGACGTATGCCAGCGCCACGCATGCCAAGGCTTTGAGGGCGCGCACCACGCCGGCCGGGCATGCGCGCACGTAGCGAAGGTGCGCGACCAGCCCCAGGACTGCCACGAGCACCATGAGGCAGTTGTCGCCGTACCGAGCGAGCCAATCGACATCCGGCCCCACCAATCACCCGCGGCCAGCCTTGATACTGCGAACGTCCTCCGGCTCCGGGGACACGGTGTAGGCCGCCTGGTTGGCCACCAGGGCGGCGACGAACGAGGTGATCAGCCCCAGCGCGCCCTCCTGGGTGCACGCCACGGCCTGAATCACGCCGCCGCACGAGAGGCCGAATGCGGCGCCGGACACGATGATCAGGAGGATCAGGACGATCAGGCGCTTGTAGTCGGAGGGGATGGCCGCGAACCAGGCCCGCAGGCCGGGGACGTAGGAAAGGGCCAGGCTCAGGATAATCCCGGCGATGGCGCTCATCTGCTCGGATGTCAGTTGCTCCATGCAACCCCCAGGAAAAAGAAAAGCGGCCACACCAATCATGGTGTGGCCGCGTCCATGCGGATCAAGCCGTATTCGGTTACATGGATTCTACTACAGTTGCGGGAATGGTTGCGTGTCCGCTGCCCGCTTCGACCACGGTGACGGTGATTTCGCGGTTGCGGACCTCGACCAGGAGGCGGTAGTTGCGGGACAGGCCGGCCATCTTGATCCGGCGCATCGCGTCAACGACGCCGCCGGCCGCCAGTTGCTCCTGGAGGGTGGTGGGCTTCAGATCGAGCCAGGCGTCCCCGTCGCCGGTCATGCTGGGGATGATAGCACGGCTAGGTGGGTTGTTTTCGCGCCTTTTTCCGTTCTGCAGCCCGCTCCTGAGCGGTGGCCCACCTGTTCAGCTCCAGGTCAAGCCAGACCCCGTACCCGCCGTCGCCCTTCCAGATTTTGGCCTGGCAGGTAGCGTTACTGCCGGGATGGCCCAAGTGCTCCATGTAGCGCCGGAACGTGAGCGCATCATCGCGGGGGAGGTAGCCCACCGGCCGGCCGCCGACATCCACCCGGACGGCGTTCGCGTCCGCCTTGTTTTCAGGCTCCAGGACCAGCGTGGCAACCACCAGCGCCTTGTTGCCGTCCCGCTTGCCGTGGCGGAATGCGTGTTCGAGGGCCGGCTGGTACTTTGACTCCCCTACGACATCCTGCCCCATGAAGTCCTTGCCCAGCGACACGTCTGGCAGGGCGGGGGAGGGGCTGAGCGCCTTGCGGATCGCATCGAAGATCGCCATGAGGACCCCTCAATCGACGAACACCCACAGGCGGCCGTCTGCCTCCAGGATGTAGGGCGCGCCTCTGGCGATGTCAGCCACCAGCGGGAGAATCCCCTGTCTGGCGGCCAGGGCGACGATTGCCAGCGTCCCCAGCGCGGCGCGCACGCTCAGCCACGCGGCGCGCACGACAGCGAATGATTGCCAAGATGTCCACCACCGCGTCGGAACGTTCCTCTTCGTCGTCGATCGCGGCCAGGGCACGGCCGATTTCCAGCGCCGCCTTGCCATTGGAAAGCACCCCCTCTAACGCCCGATCCGTGTGGATGCGGAACCCAGCGGCTGTCAGAACCTCTCTGACATCCACCTCCGCTGCATAGGCTATGGCGACAGCAAAGTCCGCCGTCGGCTCTCGCTGGTTGGATTCGATCCTGCTGACGTAGGACGAGTCATAGCCGATCAGTTCGGCCAATTGGCCCTGACTCCATCCCTTTTCCGTCCTCAGGCGCGCAACCCAACCCCCAAACGAATCGGGCTGGTCACCATCCACAAACAAAAGTCTATCACATATGCCACTTGTCAGACCTATTGACAAAATGCAATATCGTCTTTATCATCTTGCACATGGTCATAGTTCTTGACCACAGACAGAAAAAGCGATGCCAAACGAACTGATCAACTTCAACCTGGACACTGAGCGCCGGACGGCGCTGGTGAAGCGCGCTGCTGCGCTGACCATGCAGCGCGGTGAGAGGGTAACGGTCAGCGACCTCTTACGCGAAGGGGTGGAGCACATCCTCAACGCCACGGACGACGGCACCACACAGAAGGGCCGCGTCATCCGCTTTCGCGCCCGCCCGAACGTCGAAAAGGCGATCCGCCGCGCGACTGACGGCGGCCGTAGCGTGGACGACGTGCTGAACGGGATGCTGGCCGATGCGATGCAAATCGAGGAGGTCAGGGCATGAAAACGAGGGAAGCCCGCTGGAGACTTGTGAATGGTGACCTGCGGGCTTCCGAGACCTTTGGAATGAACCCAGAAGGTGGCTCGCCTGCATTCTAGCACAGCCACCACACGACGCAACGACTTCATCCGACGGGCTTCTCCTGTGATTGCACCCTGGGGCTGATCGACACAGCCCCAGGTGGGGCAGGGGGTGAACTGTGACTCCGAGAACCATGAACGGAAGACGACAGATGGTGGTCAGCCGCTACATCGAATCGACAGGCCTTGAAAACCAGTACACGGATACTGTGATCGACCTGTTCGGCGGGTGGGTTAGGCAGCCGACGCTGCCAGCTCCGCTCTTCTTCATCCGCAAGGGCCGCAAGCCTAACAAGGCCCCGACCCCGCAGGCCTCATACACCAGCGCACGCCGGCATGGCCGCGTTCGGCGCGCCACACTGCTGATCGGCGCCGCCGTGGCTGCCATCCTCGCGTGCGTGCTGATCGTGCTTGACGCACAGGCGGCTCCGAACTTGTCCACGGACAAGCCTGGCCGGCCGGCCTATGCGTGCCGCTACAAGCTCACCGGCGTGTCGCCCTGGGGGATGAGCTACGTGAAGGTGTGCTGGAGGGTCAAGTGACCCACCGCTGGACCGTCAGCCCCAACCGCGCCGACGCCGCCGTGTACTGCGAAGGACGCCTGACCGCCCTGGCAGACGATAGGGCGCAGGCCGAACGCATCGTCTACACATGCAACGCGGCGGAAGATATGTCCGCCAAGATCGCGGCTGACGAGCGCGTCATCGCTGCCCTGCGGGAACTGCTGATGGCTCGGTGCGGGATCGTGGAGGGCGCACCTATCGTGGAGGGCGCACCTATCGTGGAGGGCGCACCTGGGAACAATTGTTCCCAGACCGCCCTTGACCGCTACAACAAGGCCTGGCAGGCCGCATACCATGCGATCAAGGGGGCGGCGTGATCCTCCCGCCCGGTATCCGTTCGTCTGAGCGGATCAAGCCGCCGGCCCACCTGGTGGCGCCAGCGCCGCCCCCATTGCAACCCGGTGAGCGCGTGTGGCTGCTGTGGCCCAAGTTGTCCCTGGACACGAAGGTGCACCACAGCGCCAAGCGGCTGCACGCCGGGCGCGTCGTCAACGTGCTGGTGGGAGTTCAGTTCGACGATGACCCAGAACCGCTGTTCCTGCCCTGCGACCAGTGGGCAAGGGCGTGCGTTCTGGAGGAGTAGGGGACCTCATGCAACTCACAGACATTATTTCCACCCTGTTTGTGTCCAACCGGAAGGCCGCGAAGGCTATCGGTGAAGGCATGACGCTGATGATCGATCCAGGCGTCACGTTTCGCCTGTGTCGCGCCAGCGCGTACCCAAGCATCGCGGAGATCAACACGATCATCTCTGACGCGAAGAAGGTCGGCGTGAAGCTGTACGCCAACCCGGCTTTCAAGATCGTGACAACCGCGTGGGGCACAGAATGGCTTGCGGCAGAGTGGAGCCTGAAAGATGCTGAGGTGGTGAAGCTGTGAACGGCGAGGCCGTCACCCTGTTCGACTGGGCCGCCGCACAGGCCGCCCGCGACGTGGCCATCACCCGCGTCGGCGAGAACGCCAGCGCCACGTGGATGTCGCTGGCCAGGCAGGCAATCGAGCGATGCTCACGCGCCATGCCGGAGTTCACCGCGGATGACGTGTGGCGGGCGCTGCAAGGCGTCCCGGGCCCGCATGACGGACGGGCGATGGGCGCGGCGATGAACCAGGCGCGCAAGGATGGCCTGGTGGAACCGACCGATCGGTTCCGCAACAGTATCCAGGTCAGCAACCACGGGCGCCCGGTCCGCCTGTGGCGCGGGGTGGGGCGGTGAGCGGATTTGTAGGCGCCATGCGGGTGTACGCGGCGCTCCAGCAGATAGCCGACAGCGACGGGATCGCCGCTGCCAGCTATGACCAGATCAGGCAGGCCGTCGGCTGCAACCGCACTGCGGTAGGCCGCGGCCTTCAGGCGCTGATCCAGGGCGGGTGGATCACCCCCCTCCGTGGGTACAAGGCCCAGGGGGCTTACCACTACCAGATTCACCGCGTGCCTGGGCCACAAGAGCTGACCGCGACACAAGAGCGCGGCTTCGGCGCCATTCGTACCCATTCGTACCCATTCGTACCCAATAGTACCCATTCGTACCCGCACAACGGTACGAATGGGTACGAATGCGCATCGGTTATATCTGCTGCTGCTTCTGAATCTGCTGCTGCTGAGCGCGCACCTGCTGAAAAATCGGCCCCGGAAACGGAACCGCTCATGCGCATGAAGGCTTTGCTGTCCGAGTTTGCTATCGGGGAGCCGGTGCGCTCACAACTGGCTGCGATCCTGGTGCAAAAGGCCGCCCAGGAGCCGCA